AGAATAAGACTTGATATAATACCAAAACAAAATTTAGAAGCACACAAAAAAGTAACTAAATCCAAGCTAGTATTCAAACAGTATTTTAAACCAGATGGAACAATTAATGTAGATGGTAGATTCGAAGATTGTGAACACAGGGCTTTCCATATACAAGCTAGACAAAATTCAGGAGCAAGAATAATGATAAGTCCAGATGTTTTATTTAGCTAATTCCTTTATAATATCTATATATAAATCAATATGTTCAGATGTTAAATCAGTATTTAATGGAAGACATATTATTTTATTGAAAAGATCATAAGAATTTTTAAAAGTTTTTTCAAGTGGATAATAGTATTTTTTTGCTTCAATATTTTTATCAGTAAAGCTATCAGTGTTAATATTGAAGTCAAATACAATAGGTATTGTAGACATTAGTGACTCGTTAAAATTAGAATAATTCTTTATTAATTTAATTTTATTATTCAAATTATTTTTATTAATAAGTGTTATAAAATATTGTAACATTTTATTGTGATGTTCATTTATATTATTTAGTTGATTTAAAAAATTTGTTATATAAATACAAGCTATTTCTGACATTTTATAATTACTTGCATATTTATTATAATTATATCTATCAAATTTAGTAAACCCAAAACAAATTATTTTTTCCATTGATTCAAGATATTTTTTATCAAATACAATAAATCCACCCTCACCAAATCCTATAGGTTTAGTATGATGTAAGGAAACCATACATCCTATTCCATAATTTAGATGATTTTTACCATTATAATATGTTAAAGGAGAAGCGGCATTATCAAATAATAATAATTTATTATTTTTTTTACAAAAATCTTCATATAATTGAATATTTACAGACGCTCCGAAACAATTTGTAATTAAAATACCATCGTAGTCATTAATTTTTTTTTCCAATTCACAAATATCTGGACCCATATTTTCATCTATATCAAATATAATGGAATCCATTAATAATCCTTGTCTAGAACAAGGAAATGTAAAAGCTTGAACAGCCCATCTAATATTTTTTTCATAAAAAATATTTAAACCACCTATCAAAGTATTTATACCAAGAGCACCATTACATGTTAATAATACTTCCTTATCTTGATCAATATTAAATACATCCTTAATTTTCTTTTGTAATTCTATCACATTTTTTCCATTGTTTGTTAAATGTTTTGCTGCGATACAATTATTTATTTTTAAATTAACTTCATCAAAATCAACATTTTTAGTTGGAACCCAATTTATCATTATATAATAACTTTTTATAAATAATTAAAATTTTAAATCTATAATAAAATTATATTTTTTTTAAAATCATCAAGTAATACTAAACAATCTTGTTTTCTATTTTTAATAAATCTTATTGGTGATCCAGCATAAATTTTCCAAGAATCACAATTTTTATTGATAAATGAATTAGCACCAATAACTGCACCTTCACTAATATTTATATCTGGCATAATAACTGAATTGGAACCGATAATAACATTATCTCCAATTAATATATCGCCGATTTTAACATTTGTATATTTATGTGGTATAGTAGGATTAGCTAAATATTCACCTGAAAAATCATCACAACCTCCAAAAATCTTTGTTCCTACTGAAATTGCTGAAAAATTTCCAATTATAATTTTTGTTGCAGAAGATATAAAACATTGAGCACTAATGTGAACAAAATTATATATTTCAACAATCCCCTTACACGAAATTATAGTAAAATCATCAATCCTAATATTATCATGTAAAATTAAATTTGACGGATTATATATATTAGCAAATTTACTAATATTAATATTATTTCCATAAACTTTAACACCTAATGAAATTAATTCTTCTTTTGTATATATATTTGACATATAATTATAGAATTAAATTTATTTTTAAGTAATAAATAATAATTATATTTGTAAGTAATATAATAATATGGATTTTGAAACTATTCAAAAATTTCCCGCTTTTATAATTAATGTTCCTGCTTTATCTCCTGAACGTGGTGAATCATCATATTTAAATGTTAAAAATGCTGGTTATAAAAATATAATATTATTTAAAGGAGTTAATGGTTCTAACCCAGATGAAGTAAATGAAGCTTTAAATTTATTCGGTAATCCTAAGTTTGATTTTTGGTGTAGTAAGGGTAATATTGGTTGTAATTTATCAATGTTAAAAGTAATGTTAACGATCGTAAATGATAATATACCTATTGCTTCTATTTTCGAAGATGATATAATATTTCATAATGAATGGGATAGATTATCAAAAGATTTTTATGAAAATACACCTAAAAATTATGATATTATTTATATGGGTAATCAAATAGATGAATGTAAAGTTACGAATGAAGTTCCAAGAATCAATAAAAAATCATGTTTTTGTATGCACGCAATTATTGTATCAAATAAAGGTGCTAGACAAATTTTAAATCTTGTTTTAGGTTGGGATTATAAATCAAATTATGCGGATAAATGTATGGGAAGACAACCAGATGGAATTACAAATTGTGATATTATATTAAAAAATTATCAAGATAGAATACTAAAAAGAGAAATTCATCCTAAAACATTTATTTGGTACTGTTGGAATGGAACCAGAAATCCTTGTTCATATAATAAGTTACCGCTTGAAGGCAATAGAAAAAATAGAAATACAGGATTAGTATTTCAAAATTACGAAATAGATGTGTTAAGTAAAATAAATTAAAATATATCAAATATTTATAAATGGATTTAATATATTTAAAATTTAACGACAATTTAAAAATATATATACCCTCATCTGATTCAAATGATAATATGTATGGTTCTAAAAATGTACAAGATGAATTAAGAAACAATAAAATTTGGAGTAAAGAAGAAACTAGTCTATTTATTGATATTTTATCTAATAATAAAACTAATAATGGAATTAATGATGAAAATATTGTAATTGATGTTGGATCAAACACAGGATATTTTACATTAATTAGTTTATTTTATGATTATAATACAATAGCTATAGAACCTAATCAAGTTTATAAAAAATATATTGATAAATCATTAGAGATAAATAATTTTAATAAAACAAAACTAAGATATTATGAAAATTTTGCTTCTGATTCCGAAAAAGAAATACTTTTTGATGGTTGGTCTGGTGTAGAATCAATGATGGCATATAATAATAAATATTATGTTAAAACAGTATCGATTGACAATATATGTGATAAAAATGTATTGTTATTAAAAATAGATGTAGAGGGAGGAGAGCCATCTGTTTTTAGATCAGTAAATAATTTAATTAATAACAAAAAAATCAAATATATAATATTTGAATTAACATATATAATTAAAAATAAGTTAATTCAAGAACAAATTGATATGTTGCCATATTTAAAATTTAATAACTATGATTTATTTGAAATTGTAGATAATAAAATTATTCATATAAAAAATATAAGAGATAGAGTTAATTATTGGATAAAAGAATATAAAACAAATCATTTAGTTAAAAACCCCAAGTTAATAGACCTATATGCTGGAACTAATATTCTAGCCGTCCAAAAAGGTAATCGCATACCGAATCCTTCTTTATTTAGTTAATTAATAAATTTTTAATTGTATCATAAGAAACTACAATTAATTTAGTCGTTGAGTCTAAAGTGCTATATGTAATTAAAAAATTATTTCTATACGATATTTCCATACCGATACAAAATTCTATTAAATATCCTTCAAACTTAAACATATTTGAATATCCATAAATACTTAAATCATTATTAAATGTGACAAATCTATGAAAATAATTTTTTACACCATAGATATCAATTTGGCAATGTACAATAAACCATATTTTATCATCAAAAAATACACCATTAGTTGAACCCCGTAAATTAGTAAAGTCATTATTTGTAGGAATTGATTTAATCAAATCTAATTTATTTGTATTATAGTCTATTTTACAAATATAAATAGGATTCCATTTATAAATTACAAACATTTCATTATTATTCTCAAAAAAAACCCAATTTTTTTCCCAATTAAAGCTAGTAGAAAAATTAGGTTCAATAAAATTTATTTTATAATTTTCGTGTAGTTTTAATTCAAATGAAGAAATTTTTATCTTATTTGTATTATTATCATATGCTGAACCAATATAATACATTTTATCCTTGAAACTAAAAATACGAATATCTTCAATTCCAACGTAAGGTATATTATCTCTTAAATTTGGTCTAAAAATATTTTTATATATAACATCTAAATTATTGTTTATAATACATATACAATTTGAAGTTATAGTTTTTTGATTAGACTTAATGCTACTACTACCATTTTTTTTTAAATAATAATTATTACATCTAATATTTAATATATATCTATCTCCAAATTTTGGATGTTTAATTATACTAGATGAACCTGAATTAAATAAAAAACTATTTTCATAATATTTAAATGATAAGTTTTTAAAAAATATACTGTTAAATAGTAATGGTTTTTTATTTATTTTGTTAAATGAATTTTTCATTTTATTTTTCTTAGATATAATGTCTAAATTATCTATAATATTATTACTAAAACTATATTTCGTCATTAATATTTATAAATAAATATTAAAATATTATTTTTGACTTAAAATTTCTTCAAATTTATTTCCCATAATTTTATATCTTTCATTTTCTAAATTTTTAACAAGTAAAGACCAAGGAGTACAGCTTTCGAGAGCTTCCATTCCCAACTCACAAAATGAATTTAATATAGCTGGACTAAATCCTGACATCATTGATGTATTTGGTTGATTAGATAATGTCGGAAATCCAGAAGTGCTTCTTAAATTCCAGAATAGAATATGAGGTGGTTTATAAGGTGTTCCATGTACTCTTATACCTGCTTCCCGATATTTTTCCTTCATTTTATCATATAATACAGTTTTGTCACATCTGTCTCCAGCATCCATCTGCATATCAGATAAAATCACAAGAACCATATCTTGAACATCTTCCGGTTCCATTTTATTTACAACAATTGCGTCCAACATTAAATCTAACGCAGCATAAAAATTTGTATTCAACCCCCATTGAGCTCTTTTAACAACCTCAACTTGAGATATGAAGTCAGAATATGGTTCCAAATTTACCCACGTTGGGTTAGCACTAAAAGTCATAATTCTCTTACCAAGGAGTGACTTTTCAGCAATACGAATGCCAAGTGCGATTGATACATTCATAGGGTCTCCTTCCATCGATCCAGAGACATCAACCATAGCAACCATCTTTCCAAGTGCGAGATTTTGACTAGAATTATCACGCCACTGAGAATTCAATAAATCTCGTTCATTTTGATTATTATCAAAATTGCAATTTAATAATTCGATAGCTTGTTTAGTAAAATCTGCCATACCAACACGTTTTCCCTTCATTTCAACCTCACCCTTTACTGCTCTCTGAATATGTGAGTTAAAATTTTCCGCACAGAGAATTCTATCGTTATCATATGGACAACGTACATTACCACTTTTATCAATATTCAAAAAAGCCTTCTTTTGTTTAGTCAGCGAAATAGATGTAACTTTATTGAAATCGATATCTGTCCACTTTTTATTACACTGTTTAATTTGTAGAGTATCGATATGTCTATTAAGCTTTGATAAAATAATACGATATTGAGACTTGCATTTGAGTACTGCTTTTTTCTCACTTTCTAAAGTTTTAGCAGTTGACATGAAATGAGAGAAAAAATTGGTAGAAAGTGCTGTATATAACCATCCAAATGATGATTTTTCTCTAGGTACCCACTTAGCAACTAAAGAAATATTGTCAATATTTTTCGAAAAATTATCTAAATCGTTTTTAAGTTGTTCGTTTATCAAAGAAATAGAATACTTTATTAACGGTGAATCAAAAGAATCACCCTTATTCTTACAATACTCACAAAAATACTTCAAATCCTTCCAAGAACCAAATTGGTGAATATTTTTATTATCAAGCGTAACAAAACATCTTAATGCGAATTGTGCTAACGATGGATAAAATTTATTCCAAGTATAGACCATCATGTAAGATAATGTGTATTCTCCCTTGCCATCGATAATGTCACGAGTATGACCAATCATCCTATAAAGAATAGATAGATGTCCTCTGGCAACTTCCTTTTCTGGCAAGGTTCCCTTTTCAAGTCTATTTTTAAGAATAGATAACAATTTGTCAAGAGTAAATGACAATTTTTCAACCGTTTTATCATCAGTTCTTGTAATTTGAAAACTAAATTGTAAAATTTGCTCTTGGACCGAATTAGACCATCTGTATTCTACGTGACCTTTCTCTCCAAATTGAATAGAAGTATTATTATCGAGTGCGTCAATTAGTGCTGCCATTTTGATGATACTATATATACATATTACTCTTTATATCGTTTTCTAATTGTTTTTTTATTAGTATTTAAAGAACGTAGATAAATTTTTTTTGTAGAATTATTAGGGTCTTTATTTTTAATTTCGTTTGATTTTTCATAAAAAATAAGTATTAAATCATTTAAATCATGAAACATAGTTATGCTTTTTTCAAATGTTATTGTGTCTATATTTTTAATTACTGTCAAATACTGTTGAATCTCTTTGTTTTTTAAATAATTTTTAATTTCGTCTGGTTCTAAATGTATATTATATCTTAACAAAGATAATAATGTATATTTTCTATCATCATCTGTTGAGTTTTTTTTAAGTATTTCAAGAATTTCTTCACGTGAAATAATATTTTTTTGTGCCATCAAAAATGATTCATATTTTATTTTATCTATATCATTTTCTCTATTTACATATATAATTTTTAAATTTATATAGTATAAATCATCTTTGTAAAAATCTTTATATAATTTATCTGTTTTATCAAAATTATTAATCCATTCATCATCTAAATTATTGTATTCAAACTCCATAATGTATTGTATTATATTTAAGGTATATAATACATTATAATTTTAAACTAATTTAATATCCGTATTCTTCTTCATATTCCTCTTCGTTTTCATCTTCTTCATCAAAATCATCCGACTCACTCATATTTTCTGTTTCCTCTTCTCTCCATCTAGGTTGCTTAAACATTTTTTCCCAAGTATATTCGCCATAGTTCTCAATATAATCTTTCGTTCGTTTTTCATGTAAATCTGTTAATGCTTTTAAAATATCTCTACCAATCTCTAATTCCGATTTTTCTGTAAGAAGAGTACATGGATGTGATTTTATAATTGTATTGCCTGTCTTAGGGTCTCTGTTTAATGATACCCAACCTGGCTTTAAATCTACAAGATGTTGGTCTTTATTATTATTATTATTATTATTATTATTATTATTATTATTATTATTATTAGCTTGTTTTAATTTTTCAAGATAACTATCTTGTTCCGGCTGTTTAATTTTAATCTCTTTTTTATTATTTGCTAATGAAGGAAAATTATCGAGTTTCAAAGACTCTTGCTCTAACCTTTCTTTTTCTTGTTTTTCTTTTAATTTTCTATTATTTTCTCTTAATAATCTTTCCTGTTTAGATTTATCACTTTCTATATAATTATAACGTCTAAATCCAGAATCTCTTTCTCTTCCATTTAAATAATGAAAACTATTTGAGTCACGTGTGTCATTTTTAAATGTGTTAATACTTTCTTCCTTATTGTCACTTTTAATATTAGAATTTTGTTTTAAAGATTTTTTATCCTTTTTTGGCGTTTCAAAACAATCTTCTGACAAAGCAGCAAATCTGGAATTTTGTTTAAATAAATTGTTCATTTTAACTTATATATGTTTTATTTAATTATATAAAATACGTGTTTATTTTTAAATATATTTAATATATAATATAATTAGTATTATAAAACATTAATTATATAAAATATAAATAATTTAAAGATTAATTATTAATTATAATTACCTCCTTACAGCAATTGTCTATTAATTAGTTTACCAAATATCCAGGACCCTAAAATGTTATATATTAAATATAGGAGGTGGCATTAATTAATATAAAAAAATTGAATATATTTTATCACATTAAAATAATGTATACTTTATATTTCAAAGATGTTTTCGAACAGAGTACATAATTATATGAAGAGAATTTTACATAATTCAAAGCTTAATAGAGTGATAACTATAAAAAATAAAAATAAATATAATATTATGAATTCAAAAAAGAATAACAATATTATTATTAAAAGGCATATGAGTACTACAACGTCTTTTAAAAAAGATAAGTATTCAGGATTCATTGGTGGTGGAGGAGGAGGTCCTAACGGTTATTTTGTAGTATTAGTTATGGCTATAGGATTTTATGTCGTAAATAGAAGGTAAGTTAAATAAAACTAGAAATTTCTTTCATAATCAAATCATTACAAATATATTTCATTATATGATTATTAATATACTTTTCATCAATATTATCAACAAACATTATATATCCTAATCTTTTAAACCAATTTAAATTTTTTTTGTCATTTAAATATTTTTTTAATTTACTTATTATATCATAATAAGTGATAACATCCCCTATTAATCGATTATACACTAATAAACTATTATCATCAGATAAATAATCTAATGTTATTATAAATTTACACCATTTATTATTATTAAAATCAGAATCTGATTCTTCCTCATCAAAATTAATATTATTAGGAAATTTTTTATTTGCTTCAATGGAAGCTAATATTGCGGCTTTTTTATTTTGTTTGATTATTTGGATTAATTTATAATCTGACCTGTCAATAGTATATTCAATTTCTTTTGTTCCCCACTCTAATTCCCAGGTAAATGTTCCTTTATTATACTCACTTTTCAATCCCTCAATTTTTGACAAAAAGTAATTTATATATTTTATTAAAATTTCATAATCAAAATATGGTAATTTAATACTATTGGAAAACATTGATTTTTTAAATACTCTTGGATTTTAATTTAAAAAATCAATTTTAAATTAAAAAAAAAATAAATTTTATATAATTATTAAATTTTTAAATGTCATTAATATCTACTTCTTCATCGTCAACTATCAAAGTATTTTTTGTACCAGCTAAAGCTTGTTCTGAAATTAATTTTTCATAATCTTCAGCATCTTCATTGGCAAAAGTAATTCCGCCATCATCATTTTCATTGTAAGTATCATTCTTTTCGTTCCCTATAGTTTTTGTATCATTAGCAATAAATTTATTCCAATTAATTGAAGTAACTGAATTTTTAAGTCGTGTTTTATCGGAATCATTATATACTTCAAGGATATCACAATTTCTGACTTCATCAGCTGATGATTTTTCAGCTTCCCATGTATGAAGTCCAACAAGCAACCAAGTTCCAGGACCAATAAAATTATCACGTTTACCTCTGCCTCTGAATTTACCACGAATATGAGCTCTTAAAGGCTTTCCTTCAATATCTATTGCGCTAGCGATACTACCACCCATAATTTTAACTGCTTGAGCATATATTTCACCTTCTTCTTGTGCGACTCTTAAGCCATAATCTCTTTTGATAAAGTTCTTACGAGCCATACCTTTAGATTTATTACCACCGTGTGCGTTCTTAACCATTTTTGCTTATATGTTTATATACCTTATATTATTTTCTTTAAATTGTTTTCAATTTTTTTTTAAAAAAACAATTTAAAGAAAATACATTCGCTTTTATCAATTAAATTTTATGCATATCTATTATAATGAATTATGAATTAGATTTTAACGTTGATAATTATAATGTAAGTGAACTCGCGAAATTTCTTTCACTTAATGAAAATTATACATTTAATGACATTAATGAAAACTGTTCAAAAATGAATAAAATTATTACTGATAATAAAAAATACGATAAGGTATATAAAACCCGTTTAGAAAATTTTTTAGAAAAAGCTAAATTAAGACTTGTAAAGAATATAAAAGAATTATCTCAAGGAGGTGATGGTTTTATAGAAGACTATAATAAATTACTTATAAATACAGATGATGAAGAAGTTGTAAATAAAAATTCTATTAAATATGCTGGTCATAGTTTTGTTATGAATCCTAGAACTATAACACTTAATGATATAATTGATAAAGAAAAACGATTAGAACCTATTGAAACTTATCCTACTTCCATTTCCAGAAGCAACCTTAATAATCTTAAACGTAAAACTATTTTACAAACGATTATCATAAATACTTTATTCCGCGAAGATTATTTAAATACTATTTCAACCGATTTTAGCATTGTTTTACCTTATTATTTTAAAAATGTTTTGTCGCTTAGATTATCTTCGCTTCAGTTACCTAATGTCGCATATTGTATTTCAGAATTAAATGGAAATAATACTTTTTATATTGAAGAAGAAACAACAGGAGAAAGTGGAATTATAACTTTTCCAGACGGCAACTATAGCGATATTACTGATTTTTGTAATTTACTGCAGACGGAAATAAACTCCCAGTTAGGAATATCACCAAATAGATTTATAGTTACGTGTAATACGAATTCTAATAATATTACTATTTCAAATAATACCTATAATTTTACATTAATTTTTAACACACCAATCGAGACAGTTATAGGAAAATGTCGTAAACCATTTGTACCTACTAATGGTCAAAGACAACAAAATTGTGTTGAATTAGAACAAATATATAAAAAATTTGGATGGATAATTGGATTTAGAGATGAATCTTATACTGGAAGTGACAGTTATACAACTGAAGGTGTATATAATAGCTCATATTCAAATTATATATATTTTACATTAAATGATTTCAATAATTCACAAGCTCAAAATGTATTTGGAATGTATTCTAAAAGCATTATTGGTGATAATATTTTGGGTATGATTCCCATTACATCGTCTAGCTTCTATGTTAATTTCAATAATGGCAGTGATTTGATTGAAAAAAAGAGAGAATATTTTGGCCCAGTTCGAATTCAGCGTTTAAAAATACAATTATTAAATCAATATGGAGATATAATTAACTTAAATAATATGGATTATAGTTTCTCTCTAGAGTTAGAAATAGGTTATGATATTTAGAAATAACATAATATTTAAATAAAATAATATGTAAATAATATATAATGACAAGAAAACTAAGCGCGTGGAATTTATTTGTCCAAAAGATTTACAAAGAAGGAAAAGCTAAAAATAAAAATTATGAATTTAAACAAGCATTAAAAGACGCAAGTGCACACAAATCTGAGATGAAAACTATGTCATCAAGTGTTAGAAAATCTAGTATGACCAAAAAGAGAGGAGGAAAAAGGAGAGGAACACGTAGGCGTATGTAAATATAAAATCATAAAAAAAATTATAAAAAAATTATAAAAAAATTATAAAAAAATCATAAAAAATCATAAAAAATCATTAAAAAATCATATAAAATTAAATAAAATTTTATATTATTTCGCAAATTCGTCAAATAACTGTTGTAACTTTCGATTATCTAATTTATTTATAAAAATCCAATCATTTTGTTCTTCCAATAACTTATTAAATACTTCTAATGTTCTACCCAAAGTCATCCTCTTATTTGAATCCGGGTGAAGATTTTTTGATAGTTCTAATGTTATTTTACTTATAAATGTTCCTTTTAGAGAGAAAACACGAGAAATACATCCAAATATTTGAAGATATATTAGACTTATTGAATATACATCCCATTTATCATTTCTCTCTAATATATCATGAATAATATCATTTTTGGGCTTATTTATATATTTTTTTAATGTTTCAATACATTGTTCTTTATATATATTTTTATAGTTTTCTGAAAATAATTTTAAAAAACTTAGGTTTTTAATATAATTTTCACAAAATTCTTCAATAAATGAGTAAGAAATAGTCCTTATATTATTATTTACAAAATAAAATAATACATTAATTTCAAATGGTTGATAAGTAAAATTAGTCATTTTTGTTAAAATATTTGAAATATATTCATAATCCAACTTATTTAATCTTAAACTAAACATAAAGTTACTTAATACCGGTTTCTCTCTATAGTTTTCAAGAAAGACTATATTTTCAGGTAATAAATAAAAAAAACATATATTATTTTCATTTAATAAATTAAGTCCATGAAATAAATGTTGAAATGTATTAATAATATCAAAAATTAGCTTTTTTATAGTTTTAAAGCTATAAATATATTCTATAAAATCAATTGAATTCTTATCATTATATTTAAATAAATAATATTGTTTTATATCCAAATCTTTAAGTTTTTCAATAACATTTTCATTTAATTGAGATATATTTAAAGAATAATAATCATATAATATTGAAAAATAATTTGAATAATATGGTATTTTAGATATTTTGTCACAAATATTTGCTTCATTTACTGAAAAAAATGAATAATTTATAATTTTTGTCCTGTATTCTACATTATTATCAATTTTTGGCTTTAATAAAAAAAATTTATTTATAGTCGATATATTAATATTATGATTATTCATTTTATTCATTATAGTTTATTCTTTATTATTTTTAACGAAAAATAATAAATTTATTATTAATTTTATTATTATTTTGTTAGTAAAATTTATAGGTTATTTTATTTATTTATAATCAAGAAATATCTATTTTTATAGGTTTTTTTTATTTTTGATTTAATTTCATTTGAATCTGTAATACCTGACCGAAATAATATTGTAACTTGTTCTTTTAACAGGCTTATATTTTGCTTACAAAATTCATCAAAACCATCAGAAGGTTTAAAATCACCTGAATTCATATTAGTTTTAATATGTTCATCCATTTGTTCAAGTAAATCCTTCTGAGAACCAACATAAATGCGTCTTTTTGCTGGTTCTTTTTTTTCGGTGCTTTTTTTTCTGAAATAATATCTGGCACTTTTAAACATTTTGTCTATAATATCACCTCTATAATCTAATTCACTTAATCTTCTTACCTCTTCACCAACTAATTCAGAATTCTCTTCCATCCATTTTTCCCAAGCTTCCTTAAAATCTTTTCTATGGTCATACTGGTGAATTTTTGAAAATTTAAATAATTCATCTGTAAACTCATTTGTAAATTTATATCTATATATATTTACATTATTATCATGAATTTCCTCGATATCTTTCTTGCTATTGTCCAAATTTCTTGAGGTATCCTGAATTGAAATAGCTCTATCATTATCTCTTCTAATATAATCAGAATTATTATATAAATTATAATTATCATTATAGTCAAGTTTGGTTGATTCAATATCATTTGAACTGATAACATTTATAAATTCCATTTGTGGTAAGCAATATATCTTATATTATGCTCTTTATTTTAAAATATTTTTATATTTCAATTTTATTTTAAAACTTAATATAATTTCAGAAAAAAGTGATAATTTGTGTTTTTTTTGTTTAAGTATTTTAAATAAATATTTAAAAAATTGATTTAAAAAATGTTTTAAAAAGTAAAGTATAAAGTTTAAAAATGGATAGTTCATTTAATCAAATTGAAGAAAATATTAGACCTCCAGATGAAGTTAGGAGAGAAAAACTTATAGAACATAATATGAGCGAATTTGAAAAGGAAATAGACAAAGCTTTAAATTTAAGTGCCGAAGAATTTAGAAAACAACAAGAATATTATGATAAATATGAAGAACAGTTAATAAACGAATATGGAAATTCTTGTAAAAAAAAGAGAGAAATATTTGAAAAATTTCTTTTAGATTTGAATAGATTAATAAAATATGATAAAGAAATAAAGGAAATTTTTAATATTATTGAACCTATAATTGAGTTATATTGTAACGAATATATTCAATATATTAACCTTGATGAAATAACGTACCATAAAATATTTAACACCTTGAATAAAACTCGTGTTAATAAAGATACTTTGGAAATTTTAAAAAACATTATTTTAAGAGAATAATAGCTAATTTATTTTGATAATTTTTATATTTGAGTCTTTATTTGTATTTGAGTCTTTATTTGTATTTTGTTCTATCGCGTAATTTTCTGTTGTCAATTCAGTATCTGCTTCTACATATTGATAATGCACAAATGGATTTGATGTAGTTGCTATCTCTTCAGCAATTACAAGAGGAATATTTACTTCTTGTTTAGTTTCTTTTGAATTGTTATATAAACTTAGCGATTCATAATATTCTTTTACTTTTTTATTTATCCTTATTTTTTTTACATCAAACGATGTAAGATATAAACCATCTAAACTTTTTACACGAGACAAAGCTACATAAGTTTGTCCACATTCAAATATACCACTCCCTACATCAATTTCAGCAGCATCTAGTGTTGCGCCTTGTGATTTATGTATTGTTAATGCCCATGATAATATAAGAGGAACTTGAGAAACACCTATACCAGGAATTTTATCACTTACCCAAGTATGTCTTACCATTATCATTTCAATACCATTATTAAATTTAACTTTAGGGGAAGAAGTAATTTCACAAAATTCTTTAACAATTCCTTGGCTTCCATTACAAATCAAAATATCACCTTGTTCCGATTTTATATTTATTATACACATTACTTGTGCTCCTACCTTCATTTTAAACTCTTTTTCGCACATTAAATTGTTTGCTAAGAAATCTAATTCTAACTGTATATCTTGTTCTGTATATTGACGTCTAATTTCTCTTTCACTTTTTGTCATTTCTAAATCCTTTAAATACTTAATCTTAAACTCTTTCTCTTCACTATTTAACGCTGTCATTCTCATTAAATTTATCTGTTCTACCTTGTTCTTTGTAGGATATAATTTTGTAGGTGCTACTACTAATTCTTTTGATAATTCTCTCCCTACATACCCAAGTAATAATTCGTTTGATTTTCTCTTAATTTTTCCCTCTCTTATCTGATTTAAAATTGTAGAATATATTTCATCGGTTTGTCTAAAAATTTTTTTTAACTCTATTTGACAGTCACGATGAAATACCATATTCCACATATCACTCTCAAAACAAAAACGTTGCGTATCTGGATCCAAATAATCTCCAACAGGAGGTAATTGATAAAAATCACCTGAAAATATTAATTGTATTCCACCAAATGGTTTTTGGTTACCTCTTATTGCTCTTCCTATATCATTTAATAAATTGAATAACTTAAGTGAAAGCATACTTACTTCATCAACTACTAGAATATCAGTTTGTTTCCAAATTGCCTTTTGAAATTTATTTTTTTTTATTTTTAAAATCAAACTTTCAGTTGATGCATTTCCGAGTCCAATTCCAGCCCATGAATGTAATGTTTTCGCTTTACAATTTAGTAAAATTGAAGCACAACCAGTTAATGCTGTTACTTGTATATCTTTAAATCGTCTATTCGCATCTTTATAAATTAAACGTATTAATTCAGATTTTCCTGAGCCACCAGGTCCTGTTATAAATATGTTATTACCACGAACATATTTATCAAATGCTATTTGTTGTTCTTTTGAAAGTTCCATATGCTATTTATTTAATATATTTTATTTAAATTGATTTTAATATCAATTTTATTATTTATAATATATATATTCATGGTCAAAAGTAAAAAACACAATTTTATTAAAAAAAATGTAACTAAAAAAATACGACAATCAAGTTGTAATGAATTAATATATGTACCATTTGAGTCTGAATACGAAAAACATTTGCGTTATGGAAAATCTGAAACAAGAAATATTATTAAAAAATATTTACAAGAATTAAGAAGTCAGTTTAGAAAAAATACTATAAATCCAAAAGATGATTATTATAATTGGGTAAATAAATCATGGTTGACAAACAAAGCTGCTTCATCCGTTAAATTAAATAAAGAAGAAGGCTATATAGTTGAAATTGATTCATTTAGAATTGTTCAAAACAAAGTATATAATCAATTAGATGATATTATTAATGAATATATTAAAAATAATAAAAATAAAAAAGGAGAGAATTTGAAAAATTTTTATAATTCAGCTCTAAGAGGTATGGATGATGTAACATTAAAAAGAGAAGCATTAAAGTTTGTTGAATATTATGATGAACTTAGGAAAGACAAAAACAATATATGGAAATTACTTGCTTTTATGAATAGAAATGAGATCACATCCGTGTTGGCTCCTTTTTCGTTTGTTATTTCACAAGATAATAAAAACTCAAAATATAACACATGTTATATTTATCCACATACATTTTTTTTAACAGATATTAATGTATATTATGATGATGGAACACAAGTAGAATATAAAAAAAAATTTAGAGAAGAATATTCTAGTATGATTAAAACCCTATTTAATAATGTATTTGGAAAAAATGATTTAGATGGTAGGGATCCTTTTATCGCAGCACAAAAAATGTTTAATGCGTTAGGTTGTGATTCTATAAAAGGCGCATCAGATAATTATAATTTGGTTACAAAAAAAGATGCTTTAGAAGTATATCAATTTAATTGGAGTGAATTTTGTAAAGAATTTGGTTTTTCTGATATACCATCAACGTTTGTTTGTTCTAACTTAAATTATTTAAATTGCTGCACAGATTTATTGATAAAAGAATGGGATTCTGACCTTTGGAGAACTCAATTTATATTTGTATATTTAGAAGGTCTTGCTAGACTAAGTCAAACAAAAATTTTTAAAGACTATTGGAATTTTGTCGGTTCTTTTGAAAGAGGCTTAGCTAGTCACGCTAGTAGTAAAATATTCTCAACTATTTTTACAAGTTTTGCTTATAATAAATTATTAACAAAGGAATATGTTGATAAATATGAAGATCCTATTGTTGTTAAATATGTCACTGAACTATATAGCGATATAATTAAAGTTTTTACTAGAATTGTATATAGGAATAGATGGACTACCAATAAAACACGATTAAACGCTGTAAAAAAACTAAAAAAAATTAAATTTATAGCAGGTCATTATCCATATGAAGATATTTTAGATGACCCTGATTTGGAATATACATCTAATTTTTATGATAATATGATGAAAATTGTTAACTGGAGAGCAAATAAATTTATTGATTTAGTTGGAAAAAGAGTTATGGAAATACCTTTAGTGGATTGGCAACAAACACCGCCAAAATTAATTGGAACCCAAGCGTATATAGTAAATGCTGAATATACACCAAGCAAAAATAACATATTTGTACATTTAGGATATATGCAAAAACCATTTGTTGATTTATCACAAAGTTTAGAGTATAATTTAGCACGTGTTGGATTTACTCTTGGGCATGAAATGTCTCATAGTCTAGATGACTGGGGAAGTCAATATGATTCAGAAGGAAATTTGAATGATTGGTGGACAGCTGAAGATAAAAGAAAATATAAAAAAATTCAAGAAGGTGTAATTAAACAATATGAAGCATGGGCAAAACGTGATGGAATAAATTTTAATGCTTCAGGAAGTATAGGTGAAGATTTAGCTGATATTTCTGGTCTAGCAAATTGTGATGAATTTTTAAGACAATATTTACATAATAATAAAAAAATATCATCTCAACAATCACAATCCTTTAAGGAATTTCATTTAGAGTTTGCTGTACAACAAAGACAAAAAATACCTAAGGCAGCATTATCAGCACAACTTAAAACTAACCCACATCCTCCAGACGTTTATAGAACCAATGTTCCTTTGTCTAGGTCTCAGATATTTGTCAACAATTTGGATATTAAGAAAGGAGATGGTATGTATTGGAAAGATAATACATCAGTTTGGACTTAAAATATTTATATTTAGTGTATATAAATTTAATATTATTGTATTATTGAAATTTATATATTAAAATTAAATTTACAATATTATATATATGAGTTTCGATTTAAATATTAATAATTATACCAGAGATGAATTAATTGATATGTTTCAATTGCCTTCTAATTTTGATAAAAATATTCTTGAAATAAATGAAACTAAATTGAAAGATAGTATACTTAATAACAAAAAAATAAAAAGAGATACACAAACAAAAACTATTGATTTTATATCAAAAGCAAAAGAGATTATATTAAATCAAACAATACAATCCCAAAGGGGAAATAAATTAATCAATAAATTGGAGGATTTTTATAACACAAGTTTTGAATTAAAAAAGACTAATTTATTAGACACAAATGAATATATGATTCAAGATAGGCAAGATAAACCTTATTTATCTTCTTATCCAAGCGAATTTTTTACTGGTGTAATTAACCCAATTAAAAAACGCACATTAAAAAAAATTTTAAATATTGATAGTAGATTTAGAGATAATTATTATTCATCAGCGTCTACAAATTATAATATTATTTTACCAACAAATTTTAACAATGTTTTACAAATTCAATTAAGTTCAATCGAAATACCGACAACATATTATGTTATATCAAAACAATATGGTAATAATTTTTTTAGTATTAGTATTAATAATGGAACAGATACATCAACAACTGTTATATCTATACCAGATGGTAATTATAACCAAAATACTATAACAACAGTCATAAATAATCTCTTGACAATAGCTGGAGCACCATTTAGTTATGTATCATTTATAATTAATTTAGATACATCACAAAATGGCAGTGGTCAAATTATGGTTGGACCAAACGGAACAGGATCAGTAATAAGTATTGAATTGAATTTTCAAGCCGATAGATTTGGAATATATGATAACAATACACCATTACCATTAAAATTCGGATGGCCACTTGGTTTTAGGAACGGAATTTATACTGGAAATGTCAATTATGTATCAGAAGGTGTTGTCGATCTAAGTGGACCTCGTTATTTATATTTAGTTGTTGATGATTATAACAATAGTGTTAATAATAATTTTTTCAGTGCTTTTAATTCATCTATATTAAATAAAAATATATTGGCTCGTATATCCACTCATTCATTAACTTTTAATATTTTAGAGCAAAGTAATCTAAATATCATAACTACACCTCGCGAGTATTTTGGTCCAGTAAATTTAAATGCTATGAATATTCAATTGTTAGATGAATATGGTAGAATAATTGATTTAAATAATATGGATTTTAGTTTTTGTGTAACATTAACTACAGTTTATGATTTATAATTCACCCGTTAATCTATATTTTAACCATGATGTTGGTTTTTTCTTTGTGCCTCCATCATAATTAACAGCGTATTTTTCTTTTAATAATAATTCATTTAAATTAATATCTCCAATATAAACATCTGCTAAAATTCTACCATATTTTTCAGATTGTACATTTTGTAATTTTACATATTTATTTAAAACTAAATTCGAAACAAAATCACGTGCTGTTTTTGCTGCTTCTTTTTCTTCTTCTGAAATACCTTTTCCTTTTATTTCAGGAGTATCAATACCGTTTAAACGAACTGATAATCTGTACATAGGTGAACTATCATATGGTAATTTTGATGCTATTGTTATGGTATCAGCATCATAAACTTTAATTACTCTTCCACCATTAATTGGAAAAGTAAACTCAACTGTATCTTCCCATTTAATATCACTTCCATCTTCCATGTAATTCTTCTCTATAATATTTTTTTTATTTGATAAAACTTCAATATTTGATAAAACTTCATTATTTGTTTTATAATAATTCTTTTTAAAATTGAAGAAATTTGTATTTATTGAAGGGTTAAACGAAAACATATCTAAATTTAACATTATCATTTAGTATTTAATTTAAATCAATTTTAAATTAAATAATATATTTAATAAATATATGTCAAGACCATTTGCAAACAATAACGCAAAACCAACATTTGCTGAAATAAATAAACCACAAGATGCTGGAAGTTACATTTTAAATAAAAAAATAAAATTTTCATTTTGTAAACCGAACGTGTGTCATCCAAATAAAAATATTGGATCACAAAGTAATTATCAAAATCTCATTAAAGCAAATACATTAAGATTTTATCCATGTTTAAATAGTATTGATAAAACTCAACTGTATATAAATCTAATTACTCAATTAAATTTAAATGAAATAGATACACCTATTATTTCTTATTTGAATGGAAATACATATCCAGTAGATATTAATACTAGCTTGACAACTCCATTTACAACATATAATATCGACCCTAGTGGTGTACTCTTCGGAAATACTACTTGTGGTATTAATAATTACATAAATTATATGGAATATTATCCACCTTATTCTACAAGTAATCCTGGAAGTATATCTACTTTATAATATAAATAAAATAATATATGTTAATAAAACTGTTACAACAATTGTTGAACCAAATTTTACTATTTTATCAAAACAAAATATAGGTTTACTTGGTTCTTCATTATTACAAAAATCACACGTTGTAAAATTTTTATTATTTTTTAAATTTTTATCATCTTCATCTTCTTCATATTCTTCAATAATTTTATCTATTTTATTTAAATGTATATTAAAATTTTTAGTTTTTTTAAATATTTTTACATATTGTCTTTGTTCAACATTATTTATATATAAATTTTCTGTATCTACATACCAACCCCAATTATCAGAAACGTTATGGACTAAATTCATTTTGATATATGTTAAATTATGTCTATATTTTGTTTATATAAATATAATTCAATTTTAATTTTTAACGTTTCATCCCCATTTTAATTAACAAATTATTAGCTTTACGTGAAATATTCTTTTTATGGTATTGACTTGCTCTAATAAATGCCGAATAAATACCTTTAGGATTTAATTTACATGTATTTTTTGTACAAATAGGATAGCTTTTTTTGGGTCCTAAGAAACATTTTTTTCCACATTTTTTTAGCATAACTGTACGTTGATGATAACCTGGTTGTTGTCTTTTCCATCCACGTGTTGCTGATCCACGTCCACTTTTACGAGTTTTAGACATAATAAAATAAGTATAGAATATATTTTATTCTTATATGTAAATATTATGGAAGTGAATAAAGAAAATATAAGTCTTAAAATTGAAAATCGTGACGAAAAAGATGAAGACTATAAATCTACTGATTCGATTCAATCTTCAATATCATTTTCTTCAAGAGTTTTTATAAGAGATATTCAAGACTCAATTCCAAATTCTGCTAGAGCTTCACCAACTTTTGTTGAAAAGAAACAAATTACAGATTTACAAGAACAATTGAGAGAATATGCTGAAAAAAATGAGGAACTTTTTGGACGTATTGAAAGGGAACAAGCTAAAAGAGCCGTTTTAGAGGCTGAATTTAGTCATCAAATGTATTTACAAGAAAAAAAATATGCAGAAGAATTGAGAAAAAATGAAGAAAAACTTAGTGAAGTATTATCAGCTCAAAAAATATCTTCGTCTATGGATAATGTAGGGTACGTGTATAGTGAACGCAATAAAGCACCCGAATCAAGTTCTATCCCACCACAATTAGATGATGAAACAAGTGATAATAGTTTAGCAGGTAATACAGATACATCAGGTAATTTAGTGGATGCGTCTGGTAATAAAATTATAAGAAAAACTTATAAAAAATTTACATATAGAGAGATAGAAGAAGAAATTATTCGTAATTATTTTGATGATAAAACAAAATATTCTAGTGCTTTAGATATTTTGGCAACTTATTTGCGAGGGCAAAAATTAATTTATATGGAATCTAAAAGTTATTGTGAAAGTAAATTAAATAAATTAATGTTGCCTTCTATTTTTCTCTCTACTGCTGCTACTGTTTTATCTGCTGTTATAAAGGATTTTTATTGGGGAGCATATTTTATAGCAGCCGTTAATGGTATTATTGCCTTTCTATTAGCCATAGTTAATTTTTTGAAATTAGATGCTGCTTCAGAAGCACATAAAATTTCGGCACATCAGTACGATAAACTTCAAACAAAAATTGAATTTCTCTCTGGAAAGACTCTTTTATTTACATCTGATCCTGTTAAGATAGAGACAGAACTTGAAGAAATTAAAAAAAAAATAGAGGAAATAAAAGAGACAAATCAATTTATAATACCAAAAGAGATAAGAAGAATGTATCCGATAATTTTCAATACAAATGTTTTTTTAATAATAAAAAAAATAGAAGACATAAGGAAGAGGAAAATTAATTCAATTAAAGAAGTTAAAAACCAGAAAAATTATTTAATTGAAGTCATGAAATCAAAAAAAACAAATTTAAACTTAGATACATCAAGTAATATTATAGATGTTTCTGGTAATAAAGTTGTAAGAAAAATTGAAGCTGAAATAAAGCGTCTTCAAAATGAAAGAGACAAACACTTAAATAATATATTAGTTTTAAAATCCGCATTTTCAATAATCGATGAAATGTTTATGAAAGAAATGGAAAATGCTGAAAAATATAATGAAATGCGATTTAGAAGATGGTTTTGTTTCGGTTGTGGTATTAAAGAAAAACTAAAAGACCCGAGAGAAATAAATAAATTTATTCAAGATGTAATGAATCCTTATAAAGATAAGATAAATGAAAATAAAGAAGTAAAAATAGATGATATAAATGAAATAGTACATAATTTAAATGAAACCAACAAAACTTTAAAAAATAAATGTCAAAAAGAATTAATAGAAAGAAAAAAAACTATAAAAGAACTTAAAAAAGCAAATGATATTTTAAATAAAAATGTAATATTAACAAATAAAATTTATGATGTATATGATTCTTTAGAAAAAGGTCAATATAATGAATCTGAATTTAAACTTAAAAAGTCACCAAATGTTATTAAATTAGGTATAAGCAATAATTTTAATATTAGACATAATTCTGATGATGAAAAATTAAGTTTATCTGGTTCTGAAAACTCTGACCCATTAATGGATTTTGAAGTTTGTAAACTAGATGATGAACAAAAACAAGATTAATTTAATAAGTATTTAAATAATACATATTAAATATAAATGTCCGGACTGCTGGAATCGAACCAGCTACCATTTGATAACAAAAGTTATCTTATAACTACTACAGTCAAATGCTCTACCAAGTGAGCTAAGCCCGGATGGTGCTGTTAGGTTTTATTTTATTTTTTTCAATAAGCGAAAAGTTTTAATATATTGCTGTTACCTAACTGACATATTTATATAATGATATGTCTTTAAATACTTTTATTTATCAATTAATTTTAAAATTGAAATACTTAAATACTGAATATTAAAAATAATAATCAACCTTATTACCTATAAAATTCTTTTAAGATGCAAAATTTTAACAGCGATTATTACTTGACATGGAGTATCGACAGAAATCCTGTTTATATCAATGACAATAATGAAGATAATAACGAAGAAATTTATAATGAAATTAATTATAATACTTTTATAAATATACCGGATAATACGATAACAAATAATAATTTATTTGAAAATTCTATAGAAACCAATGATTTTATACCATTTGAACCTGTTTTCGATTCTTTGAATATAAATTTCACACTACAAACTATTATTACAGGAACGTCGGAAGATAATTTTAAGTGTTGTATTTGTATGGAAACAAAAGAAAATCATCAAATTTGTCAGCTAAACTGCTTACACAAATATTGCTCTAAATGTATTATAGACTATGTAAGTATAAATAGAAATAATACTCTTTGTCCTTTATGCCGAGTGAATATTAAAAAAATTACTGTTCAAAATGAAGAACATTTAAAAACCTTTAAAAATCTATAAATTTTATTTAAAACTCATAGAACGTAAGTTATTCTTTGATGCTTGAATATTTCTTGGATTTGAATTTGCTCCTGGAGCTGTCATAAAAAACATTTTTTTTGATTTTATTTGATCTATTCTTTGTTTTTGTTGAATTGCTTTTATCCTATCCTCCAATAACATTTGTCTATATTCTTCGATTGTTTTTGGCACTCTAGGCATTGGTTTATTAGACATTGGTTCAACATAATCCTTAAAATATTTATTATAAATGTAACTATGTTTTAATGTTGGGTCTAAAGGTTCAGAATTTTTATTTTGTTGAGGTATTTGGTATTCTTCTTGATATTGAACCTTTTTGATATTTGAATTATGAACTGGTTGTTGTTTGTTGTAATATTGTTGCTGGTTATTATAATCAGGTTGTAATAATTCTTGTTCTTGTTTTGGTCCCATAAATTGTAATACTCCTTGTTGATTAACAACTAAATTCATATTCGATAAAATATCATTAAATGATACCTTCTTTTTTTTTGTTTTTTGTTCTGTATTTTTTTGATTTTGGGTTTCCCAATAATTTAAATCATTTTGTTGATAAGAATTATAGTCAAAATTTTCATAAGGATTCATCGTGTTTATATTGTCTAATTCAGATAAATTTAACTCCATATTATAAATACAAATATTTTTTTACAATATATTTTACATAAAAAATAATATATTTTTAATATAAGATGCTTAATACTTATATTAAAAATAGAGGCACTACAAAAACTATTGTTCATAATAACAATAGTAACCATATTAATCAAATGAATTGGGATGCCGATTACGATGGAGATGTAGCAAATATATCTGTTAATACAAATACTGACGGAATACGTGAGCATTTTGATATTATGCTTGATAATCAAGATTTAGCAAATATATTAAATATTCAAAGCGTAAATATGCCTCTTCATAAAAGACTCAAAAATGACTTCAAAGAATCATCTTACATAAGAGAGCCATATTATATAGAATTACCTTCGACAGAAATTAAACCTAGAACACCAAAAACTATGGAAGAAATATTATCTAGACATATTTCTAGTCCTTTACAAAATGAAGAATTAATTGTACCATTAACAATAGACCAAAAAACAATTGATAATTATACACTTACTCCTAAAAGAAGACACAGAAAATTAAAATCTCACATTAGTCATAAAGCATATAAAAAAATAAAATCTCATAATCGCACTAAATCTAGATTTAGAACTCCTAAAAAGTATTCTTCATCTAATAATTTTCTTTAAAGAGTGGCAATTATCTGAGTAACTCTAATCTTGTAGAAGGTTCAAAAAGTGAAATTATTTTGGTTTCATCTTCTGAGTAACTTCTTTTTTTTCTCTCTATTTTAAAATTTTTTGAGGCAAATTTATCCATTTTTTGGGTTATATAATACTGAGATGCGTATAATATTAAATCATTATATTCGTCATAAATTAATTCAATATATAATCTTTTTGTTTTCTTAATAAAATTTAAAAATTCTATCATATTATTTATTTTTTCCTTATGAAAAATAACTGATATTAAGCAATGATTTCTTTTAAACTTAACTTTATTTTCAAATTCATAATCTTCAAAAAATTTATCACAAAAACATTCTTCAGCAAAATTTCTTATAGTTTCTAGTAGTTCAGTTACACTACCATTTTTTATAACATTAAAAGACATTTCAATATTATACCCCATTTATATAGCTTAATATTTTCTTTTGGTTTTTCTTTTTTTATTTATGTAGTGTTTTTTTACTACATTTAACTTACTACTAGTAATTTGTTTAATTTTTTATTATTTATAATTATATCTATATATAAATGTCATTTAGACAATTTGGAGGATTAAATTATGCAGCTAAACATAACATAGTAAATAGCAATTATAATACATCTAATAATTTACAAGTTACACAAAATGTAGGTCAACCTAATTCTTACATTAATTTTTTAAGTGATATTATTGGTAATATTAATATTGATATTAGCGGTAATAATCCAAATACAGGAAATATAACTGGAGGCACTGGTTCTTTTACTTATTTATCAGCATCACAAGAAATTTCAGCATCAGGAGGTATAACAGGATCAGTAGGTTATTTTACAAATTTATTTGTAGCAGGACAACCATATAACATACCAGGAGGAACGGGCTTTTTTTCATATTTAACTGCTACAGAACAAATTTCAGCACCAGCAGGTATAACTGGAGGAACTGGTTCTTTTACTTATTTATCTGCTTCAGAACAAATTTCAGCACCAGGAGGTATAACAGGACCAACAGGTTCTTTTTCATCAGTTACTACAACAAATGATTCAACATTTAATGGAGTACTAGTAGGTTTAGGTGGTGGTTCTATTTCAACTAATACCGCTGTAGGTACAAGTTCACTTAGTAACAATGAATCAGGTAATACTAATACAGCTATAGGTAATCTATCTTTATATTATAATACTATAGGTTGTTCTAATACTGCTGTAGGGTTTCAATCTTTACTTAATAATAATTCAGCTTTTAATAACACAGCTGTAGGTTATAATTCCTCTTATACGATAAATCAAGGTTCATATAATACTTCTTTAGGTGCGAATTCTTTAAGTTTAAATCTTTCAGGTTCATATAACACATCTATAGGTGCAGGATCATTAACAAATGTAATATCGCAATATAACACAGCTTTAGGTTATTATAGTGGTAATGCAAATCTAGCAAATGGTGAATACAATACACTTTTAGGCGCAAATACAAATGTTGCAAGTGATCCATTAAATTATTCAACAGCAGTTGGCTATAATGCACAAATAACAAATTCTAATCAGATAATGTTAGGAGGAGATAATGGTTCAGGATTATATCCGCAAGTTGCAGCACCAGGAGGAATAACCGGACCTACAGGATCTTTTTCTTACCTTACGGCAAGTGGAGGAATAATCGGAGGTACAGGCGCTTTTTCTTACCTTACGGCAGGTGGAGGTATAATAGATGGAAACGCATTATATTTTGATGGCACTAAATTTACAAGCATACAGAGTACCAATTATAGTGGTCAATTAAATTTGTACGCAATCAACAATATCAATTATACATGCACGACAAATGCCAATAGTGGTGGTCATTATTTTTCTTTAATAGATGTTAGTAATAATTTGTCACAGGATAATGTATTTATGTATTTTTTAGGCGGTCTCCCATCATCTGCTTCAACTTATGGCTCGGTATATGTAGCGAATACAATC